CCGTATTTGTGTCAGCTTCTTATTACCCGGAAGTCCGGTAGACATTTTAATCCACTTGATATCAGCCATCCTGCTTCTCCTTCTTCATGTAATACCGCTTAATGCTGCATTTCTCTCCGTAGCGGTTCATTACGGTTTCCATACGGCTCGCAATCGGATAACCGAGACTTCGCAAGTCTGATACTCTCGATGCAAGTCTCATAACGCCCAAATCACGCAACGCTTCAAGCTGTGTAATGCTGCCGAACACACTGATATAATCAAGGATGCGGTTATTCTGTGTCGGACGATGTTCTACTTTCTTCGCCATGTTCTCTGTCCTCGCTTTCGTTGTGATATGCTAAAAACTCGTAAAACTTCCAAAGTGCTTTCTCCTGCACCTTGTTCGGTTTGTCACTCTTGATTGACACATTCAAGTGCTTGCTGAACAGATGTGCAATGTCACGGCTTGCGTTTTTATAGCCTTGTTTTATTCCGTCATAATAGCCTTTGCTTGCTCTGTATGTATCAATCTGCGTTTTTCCTTCACCCTGACCGCCTGCGGTCTTATTGCGAAGCTGATACCCTTTATCCGCATACTGTTTGATATACTTCTGCTCCATCTCGTCAAGCTCATTCTCCGGGAAGTGGAGAAAACCTATTCTCCATCCGTAAGCATTCCACTGTGAAAACAGACCGTGCTTCTTCAATGACAAATCAATGTGCTGATAACCGGAAAGATGCTGTGCAAGGCGTGTCAAGATGTGCTTTGCTTGTCCGATATATGCAAACTTCATTCCGTTTTCATCCGTCCGTGTCAGAAAGTAGATTCCGCTTTCCTCATTCAGATCAGGATTGACCGAAAGAAGCTTTTGTTTGTTCTTTGCTTCAATTGCTTTAACCTGTCTGTAATTCATTCCGTTTTCTCCTTAATTGAATGGGAGATCGTCATCCAAACCGTCCGGGATACTCATAAATCCGTCTCCGCTCGGTGCCGGTGCCTGCGGTCTGCTGTAACCGCTGTTATCGTTTCCGCTCTGTGCGTTCTTGCTCTCGGCAAACTCCTGCTCGTCAACCATGACTTGAACGCTATATACCATCTGTCCCTCACGGTTGGTATAATTGTCATTCTGAATGCGTCCGGTAATCAGAATTTTGGTTCCTTTTCTCAGGTACTTCTCCGCAAACTCCGCTTGTCTGCCAAAGCAAGTGCAGTTGAAAAAGTCTGCGTCCGGTTCTCCGTCACGCTTGAATTTACGGTCAACCGCTAATGAATACCGTGCAATTGCCGTTGATTCCCCTCTTGAATTTGTTCCTTGCGAATATCTCACTTCCGGATCACGAGTTAACCGACCCATTAAAATCACTTTATTCATGGTTGTACTCCTTTCTATGCTGCGAAGCGTACTCAGAAAATCCTTCCGGGTAACGCTCAATCAATTTGTTGATGTTCTTCTGTGCAATCTCAGCAAGGTTAAAGCCAAACGATTCACACATCATGGCAACGTACCACATTACATCTCCTATCTCTTTTTCAACCTCGCTGTAACTCAAATCGTGTCCGTGGAAAATCCACTTTTTAATCATGTCGTTAAGTTCTCCGACTTCACCGGATAAACCTAAACACGCATTGAGCATACCGCCCATATCCAACTGCGGACTGCATCTGCGCTGACAATTCATCAAGCGTTCTGTACATTTTCCGTCATTGGTTCTCATTGCTAACTTCTGATAGTTTTCTAACTCCATATCAATTCCTTCCTACAAATAAGATTTTCTGAATTCCCTTCTAAAATCTTCCCTTGTGCCGTAATGTTCTTCGTAATACTCCTGCGCCATTGTTTTTAGCTTCGTGTCAATCTCCTTTGCATACTTACGATTTGCAAATACTCCGTTCGGATGCAAGTCCGGTCTAAGAGGAATCACAAAACCATATTTCTCGCACGGCTTTTTCATTTCTCCGCCTTTACTGTAAAAAATGTGGTGACGCTCAACCGGTGCCGCACCGGTGAAAAAACAATGGTCCATATCGTCAGTGAATACGCTAAACAATCTTTTCATTATTCAAAACACCTTCCACCACAAGCCAAGTATTCAGAAGTAGGTATATAATCACTGATTACCATTTTCGGTTCTCCACACTCGGTGCAAATATGATCACCTTCACCAATCGGTATGCAGTTTTCACAGTATTCACACATTCTCGGTTGTTTGTTTACTCTTTTCTTCCTCTTTCCCATAACTCCAATGCCCTTTCCATTTCTTTTGATGTCGGCGGCGCAATGCCTAACTCAACCGCTTCTTCTATCACTCTGTCGAGAAACTTCGCCATTTCCGCTGTGTCGTACTCGCTCGTTCCCTTAATCATCAGATACGCCGAAAACTGACCGTCACTCTTATAAAACTTCCAATGTCCGGGAAGTTTCGATATATCAACATTTGTCCTTAATGTGGTTGTGATATAACCTTCCTCGTCCTTATACAGAACGCCGTATTTTTGGAGCATATCTTCATACACTTCATCCTTGCTGCTATTCACGACATCCGCTATCTCGGTAAGGACCGCCCACAATAAAGCGTTTGCGTCAAGTGACCGCTTTTTCTTCCACGGTTTAGCAATAATTGATAACTTATCGCAAGAATTGAGTGATTGTATCTCGTTAGCAACCGTCTTTTCGTTGACTTCAAACGTAATCAGGAAGCGTCCGGTTTCCCATTCTTTTGCAATATTCTGAACTCTGCCCGTACACTCCATCACACTGCCCCTTCCTGCGGAAACATCCCTTTTTCAATACACTCGCTGAGATATAACATCCTCGGTTCGTATCTGCTGATAAATTCCTCGTCATACGGTATCGGATGGTATGTCAGACGATCAGCGTCAATCTCACGGTAATAATTCCGATAGTCGGCTTCTTCAAGCGCATATGCTACAATCCGTGCCTTGTGGATGCCGGAACCGTACATTTCAACATTCACTTGCTGCCGGTATGCAGAAGATACCTTGAACTCTTTTTCCGCATTGTGCGTCTTGACCTCGAATATTTCTTCATCCGTATTGCCGTCAAGATTCACACGCAGCCGCCCTTTAATGATCTGCTTGTCCTTTTCCAATCCGGGAATATTCAGCGCATCCAATATCTTATGTTCATAGGCTGTGCCGGCCATCATTGCTTCATTGGTGAAATTGTTCCGCTGAATACCCTGCTTCTCTCTCCACCACTTCTCGAATGTTTTAGTATTCCATCTACCCATGACATACTTCGTATCAGATGCACCGATATACCCGGACCGGTCATTACTGCTTATCATTACTTACCTCTTTCAAAATGACATTCAGATTATTTTCGACAACGCTTAAAATGTTGTATGAATTCAAATACTGCTTCATTTCTTCTTCTGTCCGCTGCATCTTGGCTCCAATCTGTTCGAGAGAAAGATTTCCCTGCTTCTGAATTGCCGTGAGCGTCTCAAACACACGGTCACGAACCTTTGTAATGTCGTGCCATCTGTCGTTATCTTCCTGCTGTTTGCGCTCGTTCTCTTCCTCTTTCAGCCACAAGCCAAAACCCAAACCGGTGTACATAGCAACCGCCTTTACAAAGGAACGTGTCATGCTATTCCATACTCGCTGTTGGCTCATGCTGTTGTCCTTGACTGGATTCGCACCATTCATAACCGGGGATTGCATATAGTACACCTTATCGTCTATATGTATCTCGATTCGTGTCTCATAGCAGCGGTTAGCAACACCGTTTTTGTCGGTGAATACGCTTTTCGATTCATACAAACTGTTTCCGGTTTCCGGATTCGGAACCGGCAGGAAGTAAACAACCTCTGCTCCGTGTTCATGCAACAAGTCAATGCACTTGTTATACGGAAGGTAATCCGCTCCGTCTCTTTTCTCAACATACGGAGTAACATCAATCTGTCTCATTTCGTTATACGGTTTCAGCATTCTTCTCTACCTCTCTTTTTAGAATATATTCTGTCTCTCCGACACTTTCCGAATCGGAAATTTCTCCTATGATGTCACACGCTGCTTCAAGACTACCGACCATGAATGAAACTTCGTCCGTGTCGTTGTATTTCTGACCGTCATATTCTTTCTCTGTTGTCTGCTTAATTGTTAATTTCCACATTGTTTCAATCTCCCTTCTATAAAACGCCAGCTTCTATCAAAGCCTTTTCGATGTAGTAAGCTACTGCGACAACAATGCTATTGCCGGCTTGTTTGTATAACTGCGTGTTGCTGTTTACCGCTGATGCCTTTTCAAAATCGGCGTCATCAAAATCCATCAGACGGAAGCACTCTTTCGGTGTGAGTTTACGGATTCTCAATGAACTTTGAACCAAGGAATCTTTCTGAACAGTTGTTAATGCGTTCGCATATTCTCTGTCCGAAACCTCTACATTCTGTTCGACTACGCCCTCGCTGTTGTACCTGCCACGCATGACCGCTGCAGTGATGATTTTTTCATTCCCTGCTGATGCGCTTGTTAAAGTAGGCGCAATGCCATCTGCAAAATAATGTCTTTCTGATTTTTCATAGACACCTTCTTTTTCTTCAAAGGTCATAATTGGTTCATCAAATTCATCCGTTTCAATCTTCAAAAGAGTTTTTAACTGCAACCAAATATCAGGATCAGGAATTGCAAAACTATCATCCCTTCTGAACCAATGCTCAACAGTTGTGACCGGAACCCCTAAAACATTTGAAATGCCGTTGTTGTTTTGATTCGCAAGTGCTTTGTGATGCCTTAAAACTTCGCAAAGGCTTTCTGTGTCAACCGGATGCTTTCTAACCTTAACCATTTGCGGAAGGTCAATTCTCTGAATTGTCGGTTCTTTTACCGCAATCTTCGGTTGCCGATTCCCACCTTGCATCGTGTTTAATGTAGGTGATATTCCGTCAGTTCCGTAAACACGCCTTACTTGTTCGTTTCCCTTGATATCCAAAAGACCAAGCATATTGATTTCGTTTAATCTGCTTTCGTTTACAACTCGTGGTTCCTTCCATTCTCTTGATGTGAGTGTTGGCATTATGTCATTGTATTCTCTTGCATTATTCTCAAAACCAAGCATTGATTTATCATAAACGAGAGCATCTTTTGACTTTATGTGTAACTTATCAATCTGAACATTTGAAAGATAGAATTGCGCATCAACATTATCTTCCAATATGTCTTTCAACCGCAGTTCCAACGGAAAACCTTCCGGGAACCGGAAACACCCGGCGTCAACGTCTTTTCGGATGCTGACAATGAACACTCTTTCTCGGTTCTGCGGAATGCCGTAATCTTTTGCATTCAGCACTTGCCAATAGTTGTTGTAGCCTGCTGATTCAAGTGAATCTAAAACAATTTTGAATTGCTCCTTAAACTTCTTGCCTGTGAGATTCTTCACATTCTCTGCAATAGCAACTCTCGGTTGCGTAGCGTTGATAATGCGTAACGCTTCAAAGAATAACCCCGACCGTGTTTGTGTTCCGTCCTCGTTGAACAATCCCTTTTGCTTCCCGGCAAGGCTTATGTCTTGACAAGGGAAACCGTATGTGAGCAGGCTAATGTCCTTCGGAAGTGCCGCTTCATCAACCTTCGTAATATCACCGAGATTCATGGATTCCGGAACATCGTGTATTGCGGAATATGACCGTGATGCATACTTGTCAATTTCGCAATATGCAATCAACTCGTAATCTTCACCGAGCCTATCAAGGCCTTTTTCAAAGGCTCCGATGCCACTAAACAAGCTGATTAAAGATATTCGTCTGCGCTGTTCTTGTTTCTGTTGCAAAAAGTCAAATATATCTGTCTGACCTTCGCAAACGTAGTTGTTAAAATTCATTTTGCTCACCGAAAGGGAATCATGATTCTATGTGCGCACAACCTCGTTTCCTTTCGATTGATTTTTTGTTTAATCTGTAGTTCTCACTAAAAACTCTTCTCTGATTCTCTCCCACGCTTCGGGTTCACACTGCTTGCAATACCAATCACCGTCAATCTGTACGGCTTTTTCTTCCTGAATGTGTCCACCGCATCCGCAACATACCGGCTGTTTTGCGAGTTTTTCATCGAGTGCGTTGTAGTACCGTTCCGCATCAGCAATCGGATCATCTGTCCACGTAAATGCCATCTTCCTCACCACCATTCAGCAAGCACAGCACCGCACCAACCACGATAGAAACTGCTCCGTATACGAGTATGGTTATTTGGTCGTTAATTGCTTCCGCTTCCCATGTGCAGACGAATATGCCGGCGCATATAAGCAACAAGCCTATAGAGGTCAACACTTTCTTAATTGCTTTCTTCATCTTCCGTTACCTCGCTTCCTAATACTTTGATGTTGTTCGGATCGCTGACATCCATTCCCTCATACTTTGCAAGAAATTCTTCAAGCGTTGACTTTCTGCATTTCAGAGAACCGAGTTTCATAAACTTCAATACTCCTGCGTTATGCAGCCGGTACACAAAATTCGGGTTCGTTTTCAGAATCTTTGCGACCTCGGAAACGGTGTATAACATATCTTGCATTCCGTTACTCCTTCCTTATTGGTTCAATTTGCTTGAACCTTGACTGCAAAAAAAAATTCAGGGATATCCGTATCAGCAATACCAAGAAACTCCGGTGCGGACCACTTCATAATATCATTTGTGGTGATAGCCATTTTCCCGGAAAGTTTTTTCGAAATAGTGTTTTCGGAAAACCCCACCGCCTGCGCAAACGCTCTGCGAGAACCAAACTTCTCAATGATTCTGCCGATTAGTTTGCTATAATCGAATTTTGCTCGTTCCATTTCTCTTCTCCTCTCATTTTCTATCGGTTCAACCAACTTGAACCATTGTTATCGTAGCATAATACTTCTAATTCGTCAACCCTAAAATTCAATTTTTTTGAACTTTATGTTTGAAAAGTTCAACTTGTGTGCTATAATGCAAGTATCTTATACGAAAGAAGGTGATTAGATGAGCGAGAAAAAAGCTGAATTGAAAGACCGGCTGCAACACGCCCTTAATATTAGAGAAAAGAAGTCTGTGGATTTGGTGAGAGATTTGAACATACCGAAATCTGCAGTCAGTCAGTATCTTTCCGGAAAATCTCAAAACATGGATTCAGAAAGATTATATTCAATATGCAAATACTTGGATGTAAGCGAACCGTGGATGCTTGGTTTTGATGTTCCGATGGAGAGAAAAATCGAAAAAAAGAACGATATCATTGTAGATATCGTAACAAGATTGCGTACTGATGAAGATTTTCTGTCTCTAGTGGAAACTCTGAACACTTTGAATGAGGAACAGCTGCAAAGCGTTAAGATGATGTTGTCAGCCTTTATCAAGTAGCTTCATTATGAGGTCAAACAAAGCGAAGTCATTGCATTGGTTGAGTAATTCGGTGATTCTTTGAATGTATTCTGCTTTCATTGAATGCTCCTTTCGAGAACATAAGTTCTACAAATAATTATAATATGTTACTTTTTTCAGAACAATAGAAAGTTATGGAATAAATAAATAGTTAATCAATCGTTTGATTGATGAATGCCACCGAACAAAGGGAATATATAAAAGAAAGGATGATTGCGTATGGCAAAACTGAACATTCGTGACCGTAACAAAGGGAAGGTTGACAAGAACGGGAAGGCAAAAAAGCCGAATTGGGAGTATCGTTTTGAAGCAGCGAGAATCAACGGTGTAAGAAAGCATATATCAAAGGCAGGATTTGACACAAAAGCCGCTGCATTGGAAGCCGGAACGGCGGCACTTGCTGAGTACAACCGTT